TTCCAGTCGGGGTCCTGGACGCTGCCCAGCATGTCGATCGAGACCGGCATGCCGGAGGTCCCGCGCTATGCGATGTATTCCGGATGCGTGCTCGACCAGATCACCTGGCAGATGCAGCGCTCGGGGCTCCTGACCGCCACGGCGCGGCTGGTGGCGCAGGGCGAGACGGTCGGCACGACGACCAGCGCCGGAACGCCCGCTGCGCTGGAGCTGAAGCGCTTCGGCCATTTCAACGGGTCGATCACCCGCAACGGGTCCGCGCTCGGCAACGTCGTCTCGACCGAGATCACCTATGCCAACAACCTCGACCGGATCGAGACCATCCGCTCGGACGGCCGCATCGACGGGGCCGACCCGTCAATCGCGGCGCTGACCGGCCGGATCGAGGTGCGCTTCGCCGACCAGACGCTGGTGACGCAGGCGATCAACGGTGAGGCCTGCGAGATGGAGTTCGGCTACCTCCTGCCCTCGGGCGAGAGCTTCACCTTCACGGTGCACGCCGTCTACCTGCCACGTCCGCGCATCGAGATCTCCGGGCCACAAGGGGTGCAGGCCACCTTCGACTGGCAGGCGGCGCGCGACAGCGTGGTCGGCCGGATGTGCACCGCCACCCTCGTGAATGACGTGGAGACGTACTGACGATGCTGACGCTCGACCTGATCAACGCCCCGCGCTGGCATGACCTGGCGCCGGGCGTGCGCGTGCAACTGCGCCCGCTGACCACCGCACTGATGGTGGCGACTCGCAGCGATCCGGCCGTCGAGGCAGTTCCGGAGGAGGCTTCCGACGAAGAGCGGGCCGTCGCCTTCGCCAAGGCGCTGGCGCGCCGCGCGGTGCTCGCCTGGGAGGGCATCGGCGACGCCGACGGCAACGCCATCGACCCCAGCCCCGAGGCCATCAACGCGCTGCTCGATGTCTGGCCGATCTTCGAGGCGTTCCAGCTGACCTACGTCTCGAAGGCTCTGCTGCTGGAACAGGAAAAAAACGTCTCCGCGCTCTCGCCGAATGGTCCTTCGGCGGGGGCGAGCGATACTGCCAAGCCTGCGCACCCTACGAGGGCCGCGAGCAAGCCTGCCCGGACTGCCCGGCGCGGCTGAACCGTCCGGAAACGCCGGAAGGTTGGCAGGTCTGGGACCTGGTCGGCCGTCTTGGCGGCCAACTTCGCGTGCTGCCCGGTGCGGTGATCGGCTGGGACATGTCGGCGGCGCTCGCACTCGGTGACGCGCTCGGCGTCCCGCCGCTCGCCATGGCTGAACTGCTGCCCGTCATCGAAGCGGTGATGGTCTCCAAGCTCAACGAACAGATGGATCACGCCCATGGCGGAAAAACGGGTTAGCGTCCGCCTCGCGGCCGTGGGCGGACGGCAGGTGCGCGCCGAACTGGAAGGTGTCGGCGAGGCGGGGTCGCGCGGCTTCGGACGGCTCAGCCGCGAGATGGAGGCGGCGAACGCCCGGCTGGCGGCGTTTTCTCGCCGTGTCGCTGTGGCTGCCGCTGCTGCCGTGGCAGCCGCTGCCGCCGCCGGCGTGGCGATGATCCGCTCCGGCCTGCAGACGGTCGATGCGCAGGCAAAGCTGGCGCAGTCGCTCGGCACCACGGTCGCATCGATCCAGACGCTTGAGCGCGCGGGCGAGCTGGCGGGCGTTTCCATGTCCGGCATCGAGCAGGCGACCAAGGATCTGACGCGCCGTCTCAGCCAGGCGGCCGCCGGGACCGGTCCCGCGGCCGACGCGCTCGAACGGCTGGGCCTTTCCGCCACCGACCTGATCGCCCTGCCGCTCGACGAGCGCGTGGGCGCGATCAACGCTGCCATCGAGGAGTTCGTACCCGCTGCAGAGCGTGCGGCGGTCGCGGGACAGCTCTTCGGTGAGGAAGGCTCCATCGCCATGAGCCGGATCGACACCGCGACGCTCCGCCAGGCGACCGAGGACGTACGTGCCTTCGGCGTCGTGGTGTCGGAGCAGGATGCCGACCAGATCGAGCGGACCAACGATGCGATCTCACGGCTCGGGCTTATCTGGCGCGGGCTCTCCAACCAGTTGGCGGTCGCCGCTGCACCCGCATTGGAAGCAGTTGCGGATGCCATGGCGGCGCTCGCCAGCCGCACCGGCCCTCTCGGCATGGCCATCCGCGGGCTCTTCGACAACATCGGTCGCCTGACCACCTATGCCGCGACCTTCGCAGCGTTCCTCGCGGGCCGCTGGGTGGCTGGCATGGCCGCCGCGGCGCTGTCGGTCCGCGGTCTCGCCACGGCGCTCGTTGTCCTGCGCGGCGCGCTGATCCGCACCGGCATCGGCGCACTGATCGTCGGTGCGGGGGACCTCGTCTACCAGTTCACCCGTCTCGTCTCCGGCGCGGGCGGGTTTGGCGAAGCGATGTCGCTCCTGAAGGAGGTTGCCGTCGAGGTCTGGGAGCGGATCCGCATGGGCGCGGCTGCGGCGGGTGCGGCCGCCACGGCGATGTTCTTCGACCTGAAGGCCGACGCCGCGTCGGGCATGCAGAGCGCCATCGAGAGCGTCGTCGGTTTCGGCAACACCGCCGCGAACACGTTCGAGGGCGCCTACGAGGCGATCAAGGCGATCTGGGGCCTGCTGCCGGCCGCCATTGGTGACCTCGCGTTCCAGGCGGCGAACAGCTTGGTCGATGGCGTAGAGGCGATGCTGAACGGCGTGGTCTCCCGCATCAACGGCTTCATCGGTGGCATCAACCAAGGGCTGGAGGCGCTCGGCTCCGATCGGCGCATCTCGCTGGTGCCGGACCTCGACCTCGGCGAGATCGAGAACCGTTTCGAAGGGGCGGCGACCGCCGCAACGACAGCCGCGCAGACGGCGTTCGACCGCGCCTTCGAGGACAACCCGCTCACCGCGCCCGATCTCGGACTCACGGAGGCGGCGAACCGCGCGCTCGAGTCCGCGAACCTGTATCGCGGGGCCGCACGCGATCTGGCCGAAGGGGCTCGCGCCCCGCTGGAAAGCTGGCAGGCCCTGCGCGACGCCGTGCGGGGAACCTACGAGGCGAGCGCTGATGCGCTGACCGAGACCACCTCTGCGGCGGAGCGCCTGGAGACGGCGCTCGGCGATGCCGGTCGCGCCGCGACGGATGCAGGTGCGGTGGCCGGAGCCGCCGCCGCGGCAGCGGAGCCCGCGACCGAGGCTGCCGTCACCGGTTGGCAGGCCGTCACCGCCGCTCTGTCCGATTACGCCAGCAAGGCGCGCGAGATCGGTGGCGACATTGGCCAGAGCCTCGTCGGCGCCTTCCAGTCGGCGGAGAACGCGGTCGGTGAGTTCGTGAAGACCGGCAAGCTGAACTTCCGCGACCTCGTCACCTCGCTGCTGGCCGATCTCGCCCAGCTGGCGGCGCGGCGCTTCATCCTCGGGCCGATCGCCAACGCGCTCTCCGGCGTGTTTTCGGGTGCGGGCGGCATCTTCGCCAACGTCCTGCATGCAGGCGGGATGGTCGGATCGGCAGGGCCCTCGCGCTTGGTCCCGGCCATGGCCTTCGCCACCGCCCCACGAATGCATGGCGGCGGCATGGCCGGACTTCGCCACGACGAGGTGCCCGCAATCCTGCAGCGCGGTGAGCGGGTGCTGTCGCGGCGGGAGGCGCAGAGCTACGGCGCGGGTGGGGGCGTCAACGTCACCATCATGGCCCGCGACGCCGAGAGCTTCCGGCAGTCCCGCACGCAGGTCGCCGCCGACATCGCCCGCGCCGTGTCCCTCGGTCGGAGGGGCATGTGATGGCGTTTCACGAGGTCCGGTTTCCCGACAACATCAGCCGAGGCGCGCGCGGCGGGCCGGAGCGGCGCACCCAGATCGTCGAACTCGCCTCGGGCGACGAGGAGCGCAACGCCAGCTGGGCCAACTCGCGTCGCCGCTACGATGTCGCCTACGGAATCCGCCGCGCTGACGATCTCGCCGCCGTTGTCGCCTTCTTCGAGGCGCGGAACGGCCGCCTGCACGGCTTCCGGTTCAAGGATTGGGGCGACCACAAGTCGTGCCTGCCCTCGGGCACGCCAGCGCCGACAGACCAGTCGCTCGGCACCGGCGACGGCACGACGACCGCCTTCCAGCTGGTGAAGCGCTACGCCTCCGGCGCGCAATCCTGGACGCGCGCCATTGCCAAGCCGGTTGCGGGCAGCGTGCGCATCGCCCTCGGCGGGGTCGAGCAGCTTTCCGGCTGGACGGTCGACACCACGACCGGCGTCGTCACCTTCGGTGCCGCCCCGGGCTCCGGCGTTGCGATCACCGCGGGCTTCGAGTTCGACGTGCCGGTCCGCTTTGACACCGATGCGCTCAACGTGACGCTCGACCTCGAGCGGCTCGGCTCGATCACCTCCATTCCGCTGCTGGAACTGCGCCGATGAAGACCCTTGATCCCGACCTGCAGGCCCATCTCGAAGATGGCACGACGACGCTCGCCTGGTGCTGGCGGATTGCGCGGGCGGATGGCGTCACCTTCGGCTTCACCGACCACGACCGGACGCTCGCCTTCGACGGCACCGACTTCGAGCCCGAGAGCGGGCTTACGGCCTCCGAGGTGCGCTCCGGCTCGGACCTGTCGGTCGATGCGCAGGACGCCGAGGGCGTGCTGACTTCGGACCGGATCACCGAGACCGACATCCTCGACGGCCGCTGGGACAACGCAGAGGTCGAGGTCTGGCGGGTGAACTGGGCCGATACGGGCCAGCGCGTACTCATGCGCCGGGGCGCCATCGGCCAGATCCGGCGCGGGCGGCTAGCCTTCGTCGCGGAGGTCCGCTCGCTCGCCCATGTGCTGGGCCAGACGGTCGGGCGGACGTTCCAGGCGACCTGCGATGCCGCGCTTGGCGATGCGCGGTGCAGCGCCGATCTCGAAAGTCCTGCCTTCAAGGGCACCGGTGCCGTGATCGAACTCCTGCGCGACCGGACCTTCACTGCTTCGGGGTTGGGCGCATTCACGTCCGGCTGGTTCACCTTCGGCACGCTGGAATGGACGAGCGGCGCGAACGCGGGACGGCGCACCGAGGTGCTGGGCCATGACGTGACGGACGGCGTGGCGATCCTGACACTCCTCGAAGCGCCGGTGCGCGCGATCGTCGAGGACGATGCCTTCATCATCCGTGCGGGTTGCGACAAGCGCATGGAGACCTGCGGGGCGAAGTTCGCCAACACCGCCAACTTCCGGGGTTTCCCGCACATCCCCGGCCAGGACGCGGTGCTGCGCTATGCAACGAAGGATGGCGGGCACGAGGGGTCGGTGCTGTGAACGCCGATCCCGCACGCGTCATCGCCATCGCGCGCTCCTGGCTCGGCACGCCGTATCATGATCAGGCCAGCCTGCGCGGCGTCGGCTGCGACTGCCTCGGGCTGGCCCGGGGCGTCTGGCGCGAGGCCGTCGGCCCCGAGCCGTTCCCGATCCCGGCCTACAGCCGCGACTGGGGCGAGACCGGCCCGCGCGAGGTGCTGGCCGAGGGCGCGCGGCGGATGATGATCGAGGTGCCGCCCGCCGAGGCCGGTCCCGGCGCACTGGTGCTCTTTCGCATGAAGCCCCGCGCCATCGCCAAGCATGTCGGGTTCCTGAGCGGCCCCGACAGCTTCCTGCACGCCTACGAGCGGCTCGGCGTGATCGAGGAACCGCTCACCCCATCCTGGCGGCGGCGCATCGCCTTCGCCTTCCTGTTCCCGCAACGCTGAGACCTCGACATGGCAACGCTTGTCCTCGGTGCCGCTGGCGCCGCCATTGGCGGCTCGATCGGCGGCGCGATCCTCGGCGTGAGCGCCGCCACCATCGGCGGTTTCATCGGCTCCAGCATCGGCTCGGTCGTCGACAGCTGGATCATCTCATCGCTGGCGCCGACGCAGCGCATCGAGGGCGCGCGGCTCGACACGCTGCGCATGACCTCGGCCACCGAGGGCGCGGTCATCCCGCGGCTCTATGGCCGCATGCGGATGGGTGGCAACATCATCTGGGCGACCGATTTCCGCGAGGAGACGAAGACCACCACGCAGGGCGGCGGCAAGGGCGGCGGGGGCGGCAAGGTCAAGACGACCGACTATCTCTACTACGCCAGCTTCGCCGTCGCCTTGTGCGAAGGCCCGATCACCGGCATCGGTCGCATCTGGGCCGACGGCAAGCCGATGGATCTCTCCAGCGTCACCTGGCGCTGCTATCCGGGCGACGAGGCGCAGGCCGCCGATCCGTTCATGGCGGCCAGGATGGGCGCGGCCAACACCCCGGCCTATCGCGGCACGGCCTATGTCGTCTTCGAGGAGTTGGCGCTCTCGACCTACGGCAACCGCCTGCCGCAGCTCTCCTTCGAGGTCTTCCGGCCGCTCGCCGATCTCGACACCGCCGAGGGCCTGACCCGCGCCGTCACCATGATTCCGGCCTCGGGCGAGTTCACCTATGCCACGCAGGCCATCCGCAAGACTGATGGCGGGGCGACGGTGCCCGAGAACCTGAACGCGCTGGCCGACTCCACCGACATGGCGGAGGCGCTGGACCGGCTGCAGGCGATGGCCCCGGCGGTCGAAAGCGTCAGCCTCGTCGTCGCCTGGTTCGGCGACGATCTGCGCGCGGGCTCCTGCAAGGTGCGGCCCGGCGTCGAGGTGTCGGCCAAATCCACCACCCCAGCCAGCTGGTCGGTCAATGGCGTGACCCGCGCCGATGCCTTCCTCGTCAGCCGCGACGACCAGGACCGCCCAGTCTATGGCGGAACGCCGTCCGACTTCGCCGTCGTGCAGGCGATCCAGGAGATGAAGGCGCGCGGGCTGCGCGTCACCCTCTATCCCTTCATTCTGATGGACGTGCCGCCCGAGAACACACTGCCGAACCCGTATTCCGACAACGCCGCCGAGACGGGGCAGCCTGCTTTTCCCTGGCGGGGGCGGATCACCTGTTCTCCGGCGGCGGGGTTCGCAGGGACCGTGGACAAGACCGCCACGGCGGTTGCGCAGGTCGCGGCGCTGTTCGGTGCGGCGACGCCTGCGAGCTTCATCGTCTCGGGCGAGAGCGTCAGCTGGACAGGCACGCCCGGCGACTGGGGCCTGCGCCGCATGGTGTTGCACTACGCCCATCTCTGTGCCGCGGCAGGCTGGGTCGATGCCTTCCTGATCGGCACCGAAATGCCGGGACTGACGACGATCCGCTCGGGGGCCAGCACCTATCCGGCCGTGCAGGCCTATCGGGATCTGCTCGCCGATGTGCGCTCGATCCTCGGGTCCGGCACCAGGATCGGCTATGCGGCTGACTGGTCGGAGTATTTCGGGCACCAGCCGGGCGACGGCAGCGGCGACGTGTTCTTTCACCTCGACCCGCTCTGGGCGGACCCGGAGATCGATTTCGTCGGGATCGACAACTACATGCCGCTGTCGGACTGGCGGGACGGGTTCGAGCATGCGGACGCGGCCGAAGGCTGGCCCGCGATCTACGACCGGGCCTATCTGCAAGGGAACATCGCGGGCGGCGAGGGCTTCGACTGGTTCTATGCCAGCGCCGCCGACCGATCGGCGCAGGTGCGCACCCCGATCACCGACGGTGCTGCGGCCAAACCGTGGGTCTTCCGCTACAAGGATCTGCGCGCCTGGTGGTCGAACGCGCACTACAACCGCCCGGGCGGGGTGGAGAGCGGCACGCCGACGGCGTGGGCGCCGCAGTCCAAGCCGATCTGGTTCACCGAGCTCGGCTGTCCCGCCATCGACCGGGGCACGAACCAGCCGAACGTCTTCTTCGATCCCAAGTCGTCCGAGAGCTTCACGCCGCATTTCTCGCGGGGCTGGCGCGATGACGCCATCCAACGCGCCTATCTCGAGGCGACCTATCTCTGGTGGGGCGAGGCCGCGAACAACCCGGTATCCTCGGTCTACGGCGACCGAATGGTGCACGTCCCCGAATGCGCCGCCTGGACCTGGGACGCGCGACCCTATCCCTTCTTTCCGGCGCTGACCGATGTCTGGACGGACGGCGGGAACTGGCGGCTCGGCCACTGGTTGACCGGGCGGCTCGGGGCGGTGTCGCTCGCGGCGCTCGTCCGCCACCTCTGCCTGCGCGCCAGGTTACCAGAGAACCTGATCGACGTCACCGGCCTCTGGGGCGCGGTGGAAGGCTACGCCATCACCGCGCTGGAGAACCCGCGCGCCTCGATCACCACGCTTTCCCGGCATTTCGGCTTCGACGCCGTCGAGACCGAAGGGGTGATCCGCTTCGTCATGCGCGGCCGGGCCGCCGTCGCCACGCTTGCGCCTGACGATCTGGTCGCCCCCCGCGAGGGCGACCTGCTGGAGCTGACGCGCGGCCAGGAGACCGAACTGCCGCAGGCGCTGAAATGGCAGGTCGCGCGGGCGGATGAGGATTACGACGCCGCCCTCGTCGAGGCGCGGCGCATCACCGTCGACACGACGAGGATCGCTTCGGAAAGCTTCCCGATGGCGGTGCCGCCCGAGGAGGCCGAGCGCCGCTGCCGCCGCGCGTTGATGGAGGCATGGGTCGGGCGTGAGACCGCGGCGTTCCGTCTGCCGCCATCGCGCCTCGCGCTAAATCCGGCCGACGCGATCCGGCTGGAGCATGACGGTCGGCTGGTCGATCTGCGGCTCGTCTCCATCGCCGACGCCGAAGCGCGCGGCATCGAGGCGGTGCGCCAGGACCGGGCGACCTACGACCTGCCGCCCGGCGATCCGCGCGCGGCGTCGCTGACGCGCGCCGTCGTCTTCGGCGCGCCGGACGCGGTGCTGATGGACCTGCCGCAGCTGACCGAGGACCAGCCCGCGCACCGGCCGCTGGTCGCGGCGCACGCGGTTCCCTGGCCGGGAGAGATGGCGGTGTTCCGCAGTCCCTCGACCGATGGGTTCGAGTTGTTGACCACGTTCGGCAGTCGCGCCCGGATCGGGATGCTGGTCTCGAACCTCTATGCGGGCCCCACCTCGCGCTTCGACCTCGGCAATGCGCTTGTGGTTGATCTGCTTACCGGCACGCTGGAAAGCATCACGGACCTGACGCTGTTCGGCGGCGCCAACGCAATCGCCATCGAGAGCGCGCCCGGCACCTGGGAGATCGTGCAGGCGGGTGCCGCCGAGCTCATAGCCCCCGGCCGGTATCGTCTCACCCGGCTTCTGCGCGGCCAGCGCGGGACCGAGGGCGCCATGGGCAACCCGGCTCCGGCAGGCGCCCGGATCGTGGCGCTCGACGACAGCCTCGCCTCACTACCAATCGCCGAGGCCGATCTCTGCATCCCGTGGAACTGGCGCATCGGCCCGGCGAGCCGCCAGGTCAGCGACGAGACCTATGTCGCGCAGTCCTTCACGCCGGTGGGTGTGGGACTGCGGCCGTTCTCTGTCGCCCATGTCGAGCAGCCGTGGCGTCGCCCCCGCACGCCCGGCGATCTGACCATCCGTTGGACGCGTCGGTCCCGATCGCTCGCGGCCGACAGCTGGGGCGGGCTTGAGGTGCCGCTCGCGGAGGAGCTGGAAGTCTACGAGGTCGAGATCCTCGATGGTGCCACCGTGAAGCGGGTGCTGAGCGCGACCACCGCCAGCGCGGTCTACACCGCCGCAGACCAGACCGCCGATTGGGGCGCGCTGCTCGGCCCCGGCGACACGCTCGACATCCGCATCTTCCAGCTCTCCGCCCTCGTCGGGCGGGGCGCGCCCAAGACCGTTACGCTGATACTCTGAAGGCCATCCCATGTCCGACGCCACGACCCATCTCCTGCTGCCCTACATCCTCGCGGCGCAGGCCCAGAAGCATGTTACCCACAACGAGGCGCTGCGGCTGCTCGACGGACTTGTCCAGCTCTCCGTGCTCGACCGCGATCTGACAGCGCCGCCCGGCAGCCCCGCCGATGGCGATCGCTACATCGTGGGCTCGGGCGCGACAGGCGACTGGGCGGGCTGGGACCTGAACGTGGCGCTCTGGACGGACGGGGCGTGGCTGCGCCTGCCGCCCCGGACCGGCTGGCGGGCATGGGTCGAGGACGAGGGGCTGCTGCTGGTCTATGACGGCGCGGACTGGGTCGGCACCACGCCCACGGCGCTGCAGAACATGGCGCTGATAGGGTTGGGCACGACGGCCGATGCGTCGAACCCGTTCTCGGCCAAGCTGAACGCCGCGCTCTGGACGGCAAAGACCGTGGCCGAAGGCGGCACGGGCGATCTGTTCTACACCATGAACAAGGAGGCGGCGGGCGACGATCTCGGCCTGACCTTGCAGACCGGCTTCGTGACCAAGGCGCTGGTGGGGCTCTTCGGCTCCGACCGCTTCCGCCTCGCCGTCTCCGCGGACGGCAGCACCTTCTTCGACGGGCTGAGCGTCGACAACGCCACCGGGATCGTCGATCAGCCCCGGCTCCCGCGGTTCAAGGCCTGGACCAACTACGACAACTATGTCGGCGTCGGGACCTGGACGAAGATCGGCCTGAACAACACCGACTACAACGATCAGGGCGCCTTCGACGCCGCGAACAACCATTTCGTGGCGCCTGTGGACGGCACTTACCTCTTCGGCGCGACGCTCCTCTACAAGATCAATGCCAGCGCCACGGCCCGCATGCGCGGGCGGCTGGTACTGAACGGGACCACCGAAATCCGCGGCTCCCTCGGCGAGATCTCCGCGACCCACGTCTCGCTCGCCACCGCCATCTGGCTGCAGACCATGGTGCCGCTGACTGCAGGCGATACCGTCGAACTGCAGGGGTATTTCCGGGTCGCGGATGGTTATTTCGCCGCCGATCACACGTCCTTCTGGGGCTGCAAGATTGGCTGAGCGGCGGAAGGAGGAACCGATGAACCCACCCCGGTCCGAAGGCTACGTCCGCATGCCGGACGCCGAGTTCGAGGCGATCCTGACGCGGGCGGCCGAGGAAGGCGCGAAGCGGGCGCTGGCCGATGTCGGCCTCGATGGCGACGAGGCCGCGCTCGACATCCGCGATCTGCGCTCCCTCGTCGACTGCATCCGGCTGGTGCGTCGCACCGCGATGCAGACCGCCGTCCGCATGATCACCACCGGCGTCATGCTGGCGCTGCTCGCCGGCATCGCCATCAAGCTCAAGATCTTCGGCGGCAGCCCGTAGCCGCGCCCCATCCCCATTCATCAGCCCGCAATGACCCGCCCTAGAGGCGGGTTTTTCGTTTCGGAGGACCCCATGACCACGACCTTTCATCGCCATTGGCGCGACGTGCCGGGAAGCGCCTGGCGCTGGCCGAACTTCAGCCCGGCAGAGATTGCCTGCCGGGGCACTGGCAAGCTGCTCATCAACGAACCCGCGCTCGACAAGCTCCAGGCGCTGCGCGACCGGCTGGGCAAGCCCCTGATCGTGCGTTCCGCCTACCGCAGCCCCGAGCACAACCGCGCCGTAGGCGGCGCGACCCGCTCCAAGCACCTCGACGGCGCCGCCTTCGACATCGCCATGGCGAACCACGACCCGGTGGCGTTCGAGGCCGCGGCGCGCGAGGTCGGGTTCCTCGGCTTCGGCTTCTATTCGCGCTCGGGGTTCATGCATGTCGACCTCGGCCCCGCGCGACAGTGGGGCGAGCGGTTCCCGGTCCGGGCGACCGCATTTGCAGCCGAGACGCCGCCCGCGCGCGAAGTGCTGGCCGACAGCCGCACCATGAAGGGTGGAGGGGCGGCTGGTGTTGCGACGCTGGGCGCAGCCGGGGTCGAGGTCGCGCAGAGCGTCTTGGCCGAGACCCAGACCGCCATCCTGCCGCTGGTGCCTTATCTCGACACCCTGCGCTGGGTGTTCATCGCCGTCGCGCTCGGGGGCATCGCGGTCACGATCTACGCGCGGCTCGACGATTGGAAACGGGGGCAGCGATGATCGCCGGGCTGCTCACCGGGATCGCCACGAGCACATGGATGCAGGCGGCGCTGCGCTACGGGGCCATCGCGCTGGCAGTGCTCCTGTTCCTGCTTTCGCTTCGGCGGTCCGGCGAACGAGCGGGACGCCTCGCCGAACGCCTTGAAACCACGGAGAAGGCCAATGACGTCCAACGCCGGATGCTGGAAGCGGCAGCTCGCCGCCCTCGCGATCGGAACGAGCTTGCTGAGCGGCTGCGCGACGGTCGGTTCTAACAAGGTGGGGTCGGCGACGTGTGCGCCCTTTATCGAGTACAGCCGGGAGCTCCAGGCTCGCGCGGCCGAGGAACTGGCCCTGCTGCCGCATGGCTCGGCCATTGCCGAGATGCTGATCGACTACGCTGTGATGCGCGACCAGGCGCGGGCGTGCCGCGGCGGCGGGCTTATGGCTGCGGGACACCGATAA